AAAACCGGAACGGCATTAGATTTATGCATTGTGGCAATACCTTTTACCATTGTTCCCGTATATATCTTAGGTGGCGCTTTAGTTGCAACACCTCCGCCAGTATCCAATGATTGGATTTTTCTGGTTTCACGGACATAAACGCCTTGGACTACAGGAGATTTGATTTGTGGTAACATTTTTGTTTTGCTCAAAGATTTAGGCTTCATATCCTCGATGGATTTAAGCCAAGCATCATAATCAGCTTGTTGCTGCTTAGGGACTTTACGTTTTTTAGTTTTGGGAACTTTTAAATGGATAAACATGATATAACTCCAAACACAATATCCATTATACAAGGTATAAGACTGTTTGTCAAGCGTTTGTTGCATTAATACAACGATTTTTTATTCTTATTTCCCATTTTAACCATTTCTTGTCCGGTATAGTCCATATCCGTGAAATGTTTAAGATTTTTATTCTGCTTAAAGCTCTTTTGTTTCTTCTGGACTTTATAATCATCAAAAGAATCACGTTCCTTCCGGAACTTAGCTACAAATTTCGACACTTTTATTACTCCTGCCTCATTGTTATAAATGTTACACCACGGACTTTGGTTTCGGGTGTATTCTCCATGTTTTCTTCAGACACATAGAATATTTGTGCTGAAGGATAACAAGATTTTACTAATCTTAATAATTGTATTGCTGTACCATCTACATCATTGTAATCAAAAATTTCATCGACACAATTTATAGATTCCATAAGGCTCCGGCGAGTTTGATAATCAAATGCACAGAGACCTGTTTTTCTTGCAACAACTAAATCCGAATTTAAGCCAACTATTAGCCAATCGGATTTAGATTTACATATTTTTAAGAATGATAGTTCATCTGGCGATAATGGATCAAAACAACCAGAAACAACTGCTATTTTTTCTCGTTTCATCATTATGGTATTAGGTTTGGAAATGCCTCTTTGACAAATTTGTAGTCTAGTCCTCTAACACCTAAATCTTTATTGAAAATACCCATAACAACTTCTGCTTCCCTTGGTTCCAAGTTTTGTAGGAACTCCCATAACAACTGAGCACGTTTTTTGTCGGTCAATTTATCTGCGGTCGGATCACCTTTACGAAACATGTACAACTTACGAATTTCAGTTGTCAATTGAGCATATCCCATTCCTGCTGGTATCTCTTTTGGTTGATAACTATCGGGAAGTTCTTTAATATACCAATCATATTGTGGATGAAAAGCTAATTGTAAAACTTCGGTTAATACCTTAGATAGATTTTGACCAATAACATTCATTCTATCTTTTTTGTTATTGGCTTTTTCGAACTCATCAAAAATTTCATATATGTTTTTCATTAAAATTCCTCAATCACATCCATTAGATTTTTCAGTTTATGTTCCATGAAGTAGTTCAACATCTTTTGTTTAGATGCTGGTTTGATATCTTCATATGTATTTATAATTTTGGTCCTTATATCTTCTGGAATAAAAGTCAAGTCAATTAGTGTTTGATTACGTGAGAAACCAATTTTTGCTAATTCATCAGTCCATTCCGTATTTGATCCACTAAGTAATTTGTCCATGATACCTTTTGTAATAGGCTTTTGTCTTAGGTCACGGACAAAGCAATCGCCTGGTGAAAAGATGTTAGGAATACCATCACCTTTATCACCACGAATAATTTTCTCTTTTAGTTCACGAGCAGGATCTTCCGATTTCAAATACTTCTTCAAAGCCGGATTGTATTGTTTAACATTGCTACCATAACGTTGTAATTGTAAGAAATCACCATCACTAGAAAGAATCAAAACTTTTTCATGAGCTGCATACAAAGGAACCAAAGTACCAATAACGTCATCTGCTTCCGCACCATCAACATCAATGACTTTATATGGAAAATTATCTTTCAATTCAGCTTTGAATTTGGCCAACATATCAAATATCAAGTGCCAGTCTAATGCAGACTTCTCACGGGATTTTTTACGACCGGCCTTGTAGTGTGGAAAGAACTCCTTGCGCCAATATTTACGGTTGTCACAACAGAGTATTACTTCTCCATATTCTTTACGGAACGTTCTTAGGTGCATCCTGAGAATGTTTAGAACCATGTGTCGGATTAAGTCTTCTTCCAACTTAACGCCTTTTTGATTTGAGATTTGAGCCATGAGTCCCGCTAGAAGGACTTGGTTTAGGTCAACGAGAATCATTATATAATCCAATAATTAAAATACTATCCTAACACAACGCTTTGATTTTGTCAAATGTATCTTCAACAAATTCCTTGGATGTTGTTGTTTTCCTGCAAATAATACCATACCAATCATCAGGAATTAATGTTGACATATATTCTAGTGGTGCCATCAAAATTGCTTCAAATTTATCCAAATGAATTGGATTTCCCTTTTTATCATATTTAAATAATATTATGTGGTAACAATCACCACTAGCACTTCCATCTAATTTTATTCCTGGATCATTAAGTATATTTCCTTGAATACACATTTGACCTTTTTTGTCATCATGTGGTAAAAAGAAAAAGGTATCATAATCCTCATCAGCTAGATGCTTTAAGTAATCTTTCATTGTAGTCCTTGATATGTGATTTTCTCACTCTAACCATAATCCAACTATTGTAATAGTCATTACTTTCCATTACATTGTTTGCAAATTGTTCTTTTGCTTCAAGATAACTACACTCTCCTTTGGATTTGCAAAGATGTAATATTTCCCTATGGAACTTATCCTGTCCATACATTATAACATCTTTTTGCAATTCGTCACTACTTCCGAAGTAAGTTTGCCAATCTGATGGCACTTTAAATCGTTTCTTTTTACCTTTAACCTGTTTTGTCTTAGAGAACCAGAATAACTTCTTACCAATGTATTTCCGGTTATTCTCTAAGTTGGTTATAAGATAAACAAATCCATAACTGTCACCAATTTGTTCTTCTGTGAAATCTGTATTTTTATATTGCCAAGTTACCATTCATCGTTCTCATCAAGGTCATCATCCTCTATATATTCTTCGGATAATTCCTCGATGGTTTCGCCACAAAATGGGCAATGCTCTGGTAACTCTGTAGATACTAATTGTTCAACATATTCTACTGCATAAGTTGATTCGCAGTTTAGGCATTCACCTGATATTACTTTGTTTGTCATTTTTATTCTTCTTATTGTAATTTAAAAATTCAATTGGCCCAAACATCAGACCAATCACCAGATAGAGCACCTTTTGCATAATCGGTTGCTCGATTCTCAAAAAAGTTTGTATGTGTTGGTGCATTAATCATCTCTTCAACCCAAGGTAAAGGATTACGTTTCACCTTAAACACACCTTTGAGTCCTAATGAAATCAATCGTCTATCAGCAATGTAACGAATATACTTCTTCACATCTTCTGGTGACAATTCTTCCATTGGTCCCATTTGGAAAGCCAAGTCAATAAACTTGTCTTCAAGTTCAACCATCTTTTCTGCAATAGTGTATATACGACCTTTTAATTCATCAGTCCATATTTCACGATTTTCTTCTATGTATGTTCTAAACAGTTTAATCATGTTCTCAGCATGTTGTGTTTCATCAACAATAGACCATGTAACAATTTGACCCATGCCTTTCATTTTACCATGACGTGGAAAATTCAATAACATAATGAAAGAGGAGAATAACTGCATCCCTTCAGTAAAAGCACTGAACACGGCGATATGGGTTGCAGTATTCTCTTTAGTCGTATTTTGCTTAGATATGTCAAGTACATAATCATGTTTCTCAACCATCTCTTTGTATTCCATGAAATCGTTATATGTTGTTTCAGGTAAGCCAAGAGTTTCAATCAAATGGGAATAAGCAGCAATATGCAAAGCCTCACGAGCAGCAAAGCCCATGAGCATCATTCTTATCTCTGGTTGTGGAAAATAGGGTAGATAATTCCTAACGTACCCACCGGCAACGTCAATGTCTCCTTGAGTAAAGAATCTAAAGATGTGTGTGAGAAACTGTTTCTCTTCTGCTGTAAGTTTCTTTTTCCAATCTTTTGTATCCTCGAGCATAGGTACTTCTGTGTGAAGCCAATGAGACTGTTCGTGTTTAAGCCATGCATCGTAAGCCCAAGCATAGTTGAATGGCTTAAAGTATGTTCTTTCATCTGTAATCCTTGAATCTGTTTTCTTAATCATTTTTATCCTTCGCAAGCTATACAATCGTTACCTTGAGCAATTTGTTCCATGTCTAACTCTTTAATAACTTGTCGTTCAATTTTCTTAGAGACTTTATCTGCCTTACCAATCTTTTCTGAACGGCAATAATATAAAGTTTTCAATCCTTTTTTCCATGCCATAAAGTGAATAGCGTGAATGTATTTGATGTGTGCATCTGGTCTAAAGAATAGATTCAACGATTGCGCTTGGTCAATATGTTGTTGTCTATCACCAGCTAATTCAATCACCCAACGTTGGTCAATCTCCATAGATGTTTTGAATACTGCCTTCTCATTCTCATCAAGAATGTCTAAGTGTTGTACCGAACCATCATTAGCAATGATTGATGACCAAATATCATTATATTCATTTTGTGAAATTGTACCACTTTCATTTGATAATTTATCTTGAATGAGTTTATCCAACCAACGATTCTTGTTTAAGAAAGAACCTGATAGAGTATCTTGACGGTAAGCATTTGCCCGATAAGGTTCAATGCTAGGGCTAGTATTACCCATGATAATGGAAGAACTTGCATTAGGAGCAATGGCCATAAGATGAGAAAAGCGGTTCCCAGTACCGACAGCATCAGGAGCTTCACCACGTTGTCGTCCCAATTCTTTGTTTGCGGCATCCAATTTACTCCTTATATTTTTAAATATTCGGTTGTTCTCAACTTTAGCCATTACACCTTCAAATGCTATTTTGTTTTTCTGTAGATATGCGTGAAAGCCCAAAGCACCAATACCGATAGAGCGCTCACGACTAGCTGAGTATCGTGCTCTTTCAATACTACTAGGAGCATTATCAATGAAATACTGAAGGACATTATCGAGCATCTCAGCTACGTCACGGAGAAAAAGTTTGTCATTTTTCCAATCATCATAAGTCTCCAAATTCAATGAAGATAGGCAACACACAGCAGTACGATGTTCATTTGTTGGTAGAATAATTTCTGAACAAAGATTTGATTGTGTAATCTTTAGGCCTTTATCTTTCAAATGTTGTGGCATCATTCTGTTACTTGTATCAACATAGTGAATATATGGTTCACCAGTATGCATACGAATTTCTAGAATCATTTGCCACAGCATTTTGGCCGATACAACTTCTCTTACTTCAAATGAATGTGGATCAATCAACGGCCATGAGTCATCGAAATTAGGATCCAACATACTCTGTTCAATGATATGCATGAACTTATCGGTGATATTAACACCATGATGCAAGTTTAAGCATCTGACGTTAGGATCTCCAGTAGGCTTACGCATTTCCAGAAAAGGTATAATATCGGGATGACTAATATCAAGATAGGCAGCATAACTGCCACGGCGAGTACGACCTTGACGGTACGCCAAAGATGACGCATCGTAAATTTTGAGGTGCGGCATAATACCTGTAGACTTGTCATCAGCAGACCTAATGCCAAAGCCAATACCAACTCCACCCCCGAGCATAGAAAGCCAATTTGTTTCTGATAAGTTTTCAACTAAACCCTCCGCTGTATCTTCAATGTAATTAAGGAAACATGATATAGGCAAACCACGCTTAGAGCGACCAAAAGAAAGAATGGGAGTGCTATAAGAGAGCCAATGCTTACTAGAATATTCGTATAATCTCTGTGCATGTTCTTGGCTACTGCTAAAGGTCTTTGATACAAAGGCGAATCTGTGTTGTGGGCTTGTTTCATCATCTTTCATGTACGATTCTTGTAATCGTTTTAATCCTAGTTCATCAAAAAGTTTATCTCGTTCTAAATCTATATTAATACCCAGATACTCTGTCATATTTTGTTGCCTTATTATTATTTTACAAATTTTACTAAATCGGGTGGTGTCCAACCTTCTGGCTTCAACACTTTACCATCTTCTCTCTTTTTTACCTTACCAGTCACTGGATCAATCTTCCAAAAATTAGATGTTGCAACTTCATTCCATGCACCGTGTACATCATAACCCTTCATGTAACAAAATCCAAGAATAACCCAAATCATATCCATGCAAGCATCAAGTTTTTCAACCTCGTCATCTTTATTGTTTGCTTGAATAAACTCACTAAATTCTTCAACAATCAAACTACGATATAAACTTGCATTACTAACAGATTTTTCTTGGTCACACGCTTCAATAAATTTCACGACATCATTATACATTTACAAATTCCTTAATCATTGGAAAAATAGGTTCAATCGCATCAGCACAAGCCAATGCAACTTCACGATGTTCTTTTTGTGTTCCGTTTGCGCTTCGGAGTTGTATATAGTGTATCCAAGACCTCAAGGTTCCATTCATATACAACCTAGATTTTGTCATGCCTTCTGGCAAAATTGCTCTTGCTTGTTCTTTAGCTATGCCGTGGTCCAGAGCCCATTCATATGCTTCTTCAACTTTTTTAAGTATAGCACCTTGCATTAACTCCCACTGATACGCCAATCTCCTATCATCATCAATATTCAAATCGAATTCGGTACTATTTTGACGATTTTTTGTATCCTGATATCTTGCTTCTCTAGATTCAAAACCTAATTGTGAAGCATCTGCATATCTTTGGGAGAACTCTTGGAATGAGAAGGATCGATGCCTAAGAATCTGCCTAGCAATGTCTCTTGTGGTGTTAATCTCTAAACAAACATTCACCATCTCAAACGGAGACCAATGCTCGTTTTTAACAAGGTATCTTACTAATTTATCGGATGGTCCATCAGTATTTTGATTAGATGGATTTGAAACTCTGGCCACATACGCCACTTGGTCAACCAATTCTTTTCTGCTCATTAGATTTTGCGTGTAACTAATTAATTCAACATTCATACTTTTTTCCAGTTAATAAATTCCATTTTTGCCCTCAAGTTAATGAAGGATTGTTTTTCTATTATATCACACAATTCATCTTTGTCAAATCCTTGTAATATCATTTCATTGACATCTTTTTCCTTAATCATTTCAGGCCATATTACCACATTGAAGTGGTTATCTATGGCATGTTCCATCAACTTGACAATTTCTTTATTCCTTGGTTCATTGTCAAATACAAGTATGAGTTTTGACTTATCTAGGTACTCTGCGGCCGACTCCAAAGCGGAACTTGCAATAGCCACAGAATTCTTGATGAACATAGAGTCAATTGGTCCTTCAAAGACATAAATCTTTTCTTCTCTATTCACACGGTCTAGGCCAAAGATTCTTGGAACGTCTTCCTGCACTTTGATTGTGATGTAACGTAACTTTGACTGTGATAAAGACCTGCCTTGTATTCCGGTTAGATTTCTGTCTTTGTCATAGAATGGAATAACCAAGCGTTTGTCACCACTAATCAGTCCCTCTTTTTCAACACCAATATCTTCTACAAACTTTTTAAAGTCTTCAGCATAGAATAAATCACCATGGAATTCTTCTGGTATTTTTCGACTAATAACATATTCTTTAGCAAAATGACCATCGGGCAACCCATCAATTCTTTCCAAATTAATCTTCTTCTTAAATACAGGCAAAGATTTGGTTTCGGTGAATTCTGGTGCTGGTGAATTAGTATTGGCTGATTGTTTATATCTTTCCAAGGAATACTCTTCACATAGGTTTGGATCAACCTGTTTCAGGAAGTTATAGAATGATGTGGATGCACCACAGTTATGACACATGTAAAAGTAATCATTCTTTTTGCGGTAAACGTAACCACGGCTTTTGGTTTTGGTTTTCTGTGAGTCTCCACAGAGAGGGCACCGAAAGTTATAAAGGTCGTCTTTTTTCTTTACGAACCGTTGTAACTTTGGTGAGAGTTCAAGCAGGAATCTACGGTCAACAAATACAGACATAATATACCAAAGAAGTTCATTTCAATGGTAGTATATCAAATTTTACATTAGAAAGCAACCATGAGACAACAAGTATGCCACCAACAATCATCCATTTCCATTGGAGAAGTTGTTCGATATTTTCTCTATCCTTGGTATTGTGTTGTTGCATATCTTTACGCAAACTTTGGATTTCTTCCAAAAGAGTCCTCTCGGATATTTGAACTTTATCCAAAACAATATCTATGCGCTCATGTAACTCTTTAATATCCATATCAGTCTCCTTACGTCTTGCATCTATGTTTTCATAGACTTTGACCAGGTGACGGTCGTGTTGATCCACCAGTTTTTCTATTACTTGATCCATTTTTCCGCAAAGTGTAGTTAAGGTTGAGACTTGCGACTTTAGGACTCCAACGTCTACACGGATATCGTCATCTAAAGTCATTTTTGACAGCCTCTTTCTTAATGCAATTTGCGTGACAGCTTATTTCTTTTCAGGCAATGCTGTGCCTTCAAGCTTCTTGTGGATCTTAATTACTTTACAAACTTCTTTTGTTTTACCTTTGGAATCAGTTTGTGTCTCACATACTTTTTTAGATTCAGCCTCAGCATGAACCAAAACGAAAGGCACTAATGACATTACTATGGCTAATATGATTTTTCTCATGTTATTTCCTTAAATCGGTGGTTGTGGTGCTGGCGGAGGTGCTAACTTACCATTGAAACCGGCAACTGGACTTGGTGCTGGTGTCGAATCTGGTGTTGGTGTTGATATTGGCGCAAATACTGTAGGTGTTGTAATCCCGCTTGGTGTGAAGGATGGAGTTGCTGGTGCGGGAGAAACTGGCGTTGGTCTGTTTGCTGCATTTAGTGCTTGTGCCTTTAAATCTTTATCACCACCAGCCAACATGATACCAGATAGAGTACCAGTCAAGAATGTGGCAATTGGAATAATCATTTCGAAAAACTTTTGGTCAATTGGACTAATAGCGTTCAATGGTTGTGTGATAAAGATAATTGAATAGAGTACAACAAAAACAATACCTGTCAATGTTAACGCTAGGCAAATACCAATGAAAAACTTAAGCCGAGACATAAGTTGGTCATCACTATACATGAAATGTACATTATTTTGTTGTTGGTCCACAATTGGCTCCTTGTGCAATTGTTGTTTTATTATTTGGAGTAACTGATTGGTTTTGGTCAGGAGGAGGCGGCGGACCCAATCTAGGATCTCTCTGACCTTTAAAAATTTGTTCTGGACAAGTTCTTGTAACATCGCATATAGGGAATTTACATTCCGGTTTATCCCAATTTAAGGGGTCTTGACAAGGATAGCGAAATTGGTCATGACCACAAAACGCCAACGAAAGGGGCAATATTAATAGTAATGCTGCTCCAGCAAATAATTTATGGTCATGCATGTTACACTCCTAAAACGTGGAGCGCATTGTTGTACTGTTTGATTCTGTCATCCAGACCAATCGTTCCTCCGTTAATCTTCTTTGTTAACGTAAGAATATCACCTCTATCTGCAAATTGATTTAGGTTGTTTGTTTCCCAAAACCAACATGCTGATTGAGCTGCGCCTTCAAATGTCTGCATATATTCTGCAGCCTCATCAGAAGAGATTTCTAAACTGGCTGCGAACCATGTGTAGTTGTCTCTACCTGTAATTTGGATTAAGCCACGACCACAAAACTTATAACCATCTCCAGACGCTTCATTACCATTACCCATACGGTTGCAGTATAGTCTATTAGCAATCGCCTCCTGTTTGTTTGGACGACTTGCATAGTCATTTGCAATAGCATCAGTCTCAAAGTGTGTAGGAAACAATTTACGTAAAGAGGCAGCTCTATAATTAAGATTCTCTTTAAGTGCAGTAAAACCAGCAGACTCATGAGCACATTGAGCTAAGAAAGCCGCTATTCTTTGTGGTGTATTAATTTCGTAATCAGGTAACAATTTCGACAGAGCATCATACCAATGATCCACATATGGGTTCTTTGGTATAATTTGCTTCAGTTGGTCTTTACTTAAAATCATACTAATGCCTGTGCTAATTGTAATGCACCCATAAGGATAGCATGATTTTCGTCATCTTGTTGCAATTGGTCTGCATTAACACTAATTTGGCCAACAATATTCATGTCGTTAATTAGCTCTTTATATTCTTCAGCTGTCAATTGGCCACGTTCATATAATTCTTGGTAACCTTGAGCTTGTATCACTAAATCTTGTATTGCGGTCATCTTGGTTCTCCTCCAATTACTTGTTGTATACGTTCTGCCGTTTTGGATATTGTATTTAGTTTTAATGCACAGTAAGTTGGACTAAATGTTTCTTTTTGATGTAACTCGTCAACAAGTGTGAATAAGGCACTATTCATTTTTACAGTAACATCATTATGTGGTAAATATTGGCTATAATTCTTTAGTTCCATAGCATCTTGATACATGGTCTGAATACCATCTTTACTACAATTTTTTAATTCTGCATCTGTACGGACTTTGTTTACCAAAGCATATTCATTGTTATCGTAATGTGCAACAAATAATGCTGATTTAATGGTTGAACAACCTGATAGTAATAATATACAACACAGTAATATTGTTCTCATGGATTCAACTCCTTCTGCTTAGTTACCCACTCTTGAAGTAACTTCAATTGCTCGGCTACTTTGTTGTAGGTGGTATAGTTGTCGTTGATGGTTCGTTCGACCTCAGAGAGTGCAATACCGGAGGGGGTTCCATCAATTCCGTCGGAGGATCCGGAAATGGAATTTTTAGCGGAGGCGTCATGCACCCGGACAAAAGACTCAGGAATAGTACACATGTTATCGTCTTTGGTTGTAATAGTTTGTGCAATTGTATCATGGACCACCTCAATTTTTTGGATATTTTCTTTATACTTTTTAACAATATATTTTGTAATGACCTTTTGTTGGACTACAACACGTTCAATTTCTTTGGCACCTTGTATTAATATATTTTGGCGTCCTTCTATCCAACCACCAAGACCAATTAACGTTAAACACACTACTGTTATCAGTAGGCGATATAACATAGGTATAAGCCTATGGAGTATACTAGCCAATAAAAATAGGGCAATACCGACACCGATAATTGCCCATGGCACCCAAGTTGGTAATAAACCTAAAAACCAGTTGATGATAAAATCAGGTGAGAGCATGTTAAACATGGCCACACCTTACATCTTTGGTGGTTTTCTGTGACCCATATTCATCATAACTGGATCATGCTTATTCTTTTTACGTGGTAGATAAACACCTGGTTCTCCACCTTTACCACCTGTACCTGCAATAGCACCTGTAGAGACTGCATTAGTTGGACCTGCCGAGCCGACAGCACCTGCAGCACCGCCGTCTTCTTTGACAAATTCTTTAAAAGATTTCATTAACAGTTCCACTTTCTTAGTGCTAATGCTTTGCGTGTTGGCTTTCCATCTTTTCTCATAGGACCTTTCATACCACCCATACGAGCACAGAATGATTTTCTACGATTAGCAGCTTTAGAACCTGGCTTCAATTTTGATGGCTTAGTTGTAACAGCCATACTCAACTTAGAACCTGGATTTTCTCTACGATATGATGCAATACCTTTACGATTTAGGCCACCTTTAGGATCTTTGCCCTCTTTTCTACGCCATGCAGCAGACTCATACAATTCTTCGTCTGATATATCATCGAGGTCTTCCCAAATAACTTCTGGATCGATGTCATTAGCTTCTGCAATTTCCATCACAAGCTCTTCAACGATATCAAACATATAATCAGGATTATATTCTTCCTTGAGTTCGCTACGCATATAATTGGCAACAGTCATGATGTAGTCTTCTGCCAATGTGATTTTAGATTCGACCCACTCAGGCAAGTCTGTTTTTTCACCAATCAAGTCCATCATTTCTTGTGCATTGTGCATGATGGTACGTAACTGATTGATGGCCATATATGGATCAGAGTATTCTGGATCTTTAGCTTCAGTTACTTCTTCTGGTACACAATTTGGAACGGTGCGGCCACCTTTTTTCTTTGTACCGATTGGATGATAACCAGTCCAACATGGATTGCTGGTTCTCAATGATTTATTTTCTTCTCTAACTTGTTTGAATGATTTCATATTTTCCTCAATATGTCTGCTATTCTCATGTCAACTGGTATGACATCTGTTACTATTGTTTTACCTCTTATACCTTTGATTACTTCGGGAAGTAAATTCAGATATACCAAAAATGTCTTCAATGCGTCATAGTCTTTCTCATCAATCCTGAAGAATAATATTCTGGCTGTTGCTTCTAGTCCAAATACGTTATGTAGGAGTATGATATGATTAAGTATCAACCGCTCTTTAATAACTTTGGTGGCCTTATATCTACGAAACAATCTTTTTAAGTATTTCGTCCTTTTAAGGTCACCATCAAATTCAGACATTAAGCAATTAGGTGATGTATAACATTTTACTGCATACATCACGAAATTATCTTCATTCAAATCATCGAACATTATATAAAGTTTGGTTTAAACTCCAGTGAAAGCTACACCCCAGCTTGTATTGCCAGAATATGTATTTGATGCAGTCGGACTTGCAAGAGCAACCAATGTTTCGTGTAGGTAACGAACTGATCCATCGTTGTTTGTTTTCTTACGAATTTGGTTCCAACCCACTGTCATATTACCCATAGCAACAGAATTGTTTGCAATGCGAGTTGTTGTAACAAGAACTGTGTCTTGATTGAATGTCTTTTCAACAGGTTTTACAGTAGGATATACAATTGCTTTATCAAACTCAACACCAAAACCAGCACTTACTGTATTGTATAATGCATTAGATAGAGTGACTGTATTGCCACTTGTTGAAGAAACAGTAGTATTTGAAGAAAAGAAACCTGGCGTACCGTTACCGTTTGTACCGCCTGGTGCACCTACTCCATTTGCTAAGAAATAAACGTATTGTCCTGCGGTAATACCAATATTTGCTATATTATTTGCTCCGCCGTCCAAATATTTAATGCTAATGACATTGTTGCCTGCTGTATTGCCGGCAAAAACTGTTGCTTGAACAATTTCCCTTGTTTCACGCAAAGCATCAAATTTTGGTTTTTGATTGTGGTTGTCTGAATTTGACCATGTTGGCATTTTAAAGTCTCCTTGATGAGGTAATCTACCTATTTATCTTATTATTGTTCTTGTGATTTTTGTTTCTTCTTATCCATGTCTTTATAATCTGGTATCGATGTACGATTTTTCAACATAGGATCAATTTCGACCATATCTCTCTTTTCGCCTGTCAAGGTTGTTCCACCCTTCAAAACAATTCGAGCATTTGGTTTTTTATCTCCTAATTCATTAGTGCCGTCAGCCTTTTGCATTGATGGTTTTTTACCTAATGGTTTAGCATCCTTTTGGTCTTTTTCCCAATCATACATGTCTTCACCTAGTCTACGTCTGGCATATATTTCTTTGACCATCGATCCTACTTTAGACATTTTCTTTGGCGCAACTTGATTCGGTGTGTTACCCATATCAAATGGTACTTCTGATGCAGCTTTTGGATCACCAAAGTTGTCTTCTTTGACTTCTTTTTTGTTTTGTGAGTCTTGTTTCATTTGGTCCATCCACGCTTTAGCACGTAGAACACTTGCAGTAGATTTAGCTTTTTCTTTTTTAAGTGCTTGTTGCAATTTAACAGCAGAACTTGTTTTGGCTTCGTCAATATCTTCTTCACCAATCTTAGAAAAATACTTTAAAGTGGTATCTTTTTTGTAATTGTCTTTTTTGTAATTTGGCTCATTTTGTTTAAGTTGGCCTGGTACTGTATTTTTCTTTTCACGAGCAAGTGCTTTTCTGATTTTTTCAAGTTCAGCTGGAGTTTTTGGTGCTCCTCTACGAGAATAAGGAGCAAATGAAATTTCATCCAACTCAACTTCTTCACGCTTTGCGGCCATGGCTAAACCAGATTCTCGGCGTTTTACTGCACGTTTAACGATATCACCGTATTCACCTTTAGCATGTGGTTTCAACTCTTTGACTTGTGCTTTGGCTTTTTCTTTATAATCACCAAGTGATATCTCATCCAAATTAGTTTCTTCTTTTTTCATTCTTACTCTTTTCATTGTTCCTGCAGGTGCTGGTATTGCATATTGTGCTGCAGCTTGATCCAACTGTCTTTTTCTTTTTAAAGTAGGTGAATGTGTTATTTCTGAACGTATTTCAGGATGTGTAATCTTAGTTGTCAAATCTTCATTAACTTCATCTTCTTCGTATATACCGTGGTCTTGTTTCCACTTTTCATAATCACCTTTTTTGGACTGTGAAACTTTTTTATTCTTACTGATGTAATTCACATTCCAACCTTTTGATTTATAATACTTAGCTAATAACTCAGAACGTCTAGATGTTACATTTTCAGGAATAGCAATACCACCACCTGCACCACTGGCGGACCAAGGATCTCTTGGGTCACTACCAGTTTTTGCAGCTGTTAAGTCTGTCTTTTTTGCAACAGACTTAACAATATTTTTTGTTTTAGACATTTTAGATGCCACCAGCAATTTTGCCCATCATTGTTTCTTGCTTAATCTTTTTAAAAGACTTCTTTGCTAATTCTTTAGCAAGATTCATTGGTGAGTTTTCATTAGTCACAAATGGATGGTCACCTGTACCAGAACCTGCTTCAGGACCTTTGAATGCTTCTTCAACTTCTTCTTTAGTTGGTTTATTACCAGTTTGTGGTACACCCATTTTCTTTTGGAGGTCTTTACGCATATCTTCGTCACTACCATGGCTTAGTTTTTTTAGAACCTTACCACCAACTTTTTTCATAGTGTCCATCATGCCTTCATCCATACGAGCATCAAATGCTTTGCGTTTTGCTTCACGAGTTTTATCTATAAGTGCTAAACGTTTCTTAGAATCTTCATCTCCAGCATCGGCTTTAGTTTTAAGTTGATTGTAGTGATAGTCCTGTGAGCTTCTAGCTTGTTGTGCATTTACTGAATTTACTTTAAATACTTCATCAACACCTTCAACTTCTTCACCAACAGTCAAAGCAACTTTGTATGATTTTGCTTTGTTATGATATTCAGCAGGAACTTTCACACGGCCACTAAGAGTATCAACAGTCTTTGTTTTCATATCTGTTTCACCATCAACTCTTATGTGATCATCTTCTTTCATTTCTATTTTTTTTTTCTTCTCAGAGATAGTAGAGATACCGCCAATGTCTTCTAGTTGAAGTGATTCATTCATACCATGGATACTACCTTTGATACCATGTTTTGCTCTCAATTTAGCAGCTTCCTTTTCATGGTGTTCTGATTCTTCTGGACCAGCATATTCTGCATGAGAAACGTGATGTTCTGAATGGTTACACATATCATCTGCACACTTGTTGCCATGATGTTTACGAACATGGTTCTCAATAGCGGTAGCTGCGTGATGACTATGATGTCCGCCCATTCCGGCGCCATATCCTTGGTCTGCACCATATGTGTGTTGTGCATGTTTATGCCACAAAGCAGATAAGGACATTTTGTCCATCTTTCCTTCTTCAAGCACATCAAGTTCATCAAATGCTTCTGTGTAGATTTCTTGTTGTTCTTTCATGGATTGTTTTGTAGCAGTAGCATACATCACATTTTTAGCACGTTTACCATAACGCTCTTTAAAACCCTTCATGCCCTTTTTCATTGACATGACAATCTTTTCACGTTTTTCTTTTTCACCGCCAGTCATGTGACGCTCTTCTTCTTCACCGAGTTTGGTTTCTTTTTTATCTTTGTGCATATGTTTTTCATGTTTGTGAACTTCTTGGTCAGCAATCTTTCTTGCTTCTGGAGGTGTCACATATTTTTCATTTGTCATTGAATGCTTAGACAAATGGGTTTCTTTCTCTTCTTCTCTCTTTAGAGCGGAAGGCTTAACCATTTTTTTAACCAAAGCTTTGTCTTCTTTCTCATCAGGATGAGCTTCTTCCTTCATGTCATCTTTTTTATACTTTTTAGTATAAACCGTTCCAGTGGAAGTTTTCTTTGAATCATGTCCAGTCAGTTCACCTGGTTTCTTAGGCAGTTGGCTTGGTTTACCTTTCCAATTGAAAGGACTATCTTTTTTCTTTTCGTCTTCTTCTTCAACAGGACGAACTACAGCAGAATGACCTTTTGATGCAGCTTTATCATCGTGTTTTTTTAGAACTTGGCCACCAATTTTTTCAGGTGGTTCCATTCCTTCAGAATTTGGTTTAGAAGTAACAGGATATTTTTTGCCTTGAAACTCAAAATGAGACTGGCCTGCTTTGCGAGCAGCATGTGCTGCTTTATGGAACCCAGTTTCATCTATACCTGGTTCTAAAAGCATTTTTTTCTTCTCATCATCTTCCATAATTGATTTTGTGACATCAATTAAGGCCTGTGTTACTGATAGTTTTGTAAACATTATTTTGCTCCTGTCGTTTTCTTTTTCTTAATTGTTATGCCCGCTTGGCCATACTTATCTATTGGCAATTCTACAGGTTCTTTATTACCCGCACCACCAGTAGTTCCACTCACACCATAATCACTAGGACCGCTAGATCCAAAATCAAATATTGATTCTTTAAACTTTTTTAAACCTTTTTTCTTCTCTGCTAATGGATTTGGACTGACCATTCTAGGTTTACCCGCAAAGTCAGCCACATCATCATTATTAAACTCTGTTGCTTCTCTATATGTTTGGTCACCTAGACCAGCACCTGCTGCACCAGTTGTTGCTCGTGAATCAAATGTTGATCCAACACCATCAGCAGTACCAATCTTAGCTGCACTTAAAGACTTATTACCATGTTTTAATAATCTTGTCTTATTTGCATCCATATTAAAACGTTTTTGTACAGGTTCTGGATTCTTTGTTAAAGTTGGAGCAGATTCGGTATATGTATGTCCTCCGCCAATTCTAGCTGTGTAATTACTATTTTGTTTAATATCACCGTCACGGACATCATCTCTTTTACCTAACTTGGCTGCAAATTGCATTACAGGACTGTTATTATCTTTTAATACTTTGAAACCTTTGCTTCGTAGGTTATCTTTTTGTATATCTTTAGCACCTTCATAAAGGTTTAAGAATTTATTTGATTCATTGTATACTGAATCACCTAGAAAGTTGGATGTGTTTTTATATAACTCGGTGATTTCTTCTTCTTTCAATTCTAAACTTTCACTATTGTCAAAACAAACAAAGTTATCAAACATCTCTGTAAAAACTTGAACATTCTTGTGAGCTTTTTCCCACTTTTCTTGTCTAACGGACTCAGCCATCATTCTTGTTAGAAGTGAGTTGCGTTCTTTGCTTACTCGATTCGTTGTGTCTACGAATATCATCATGGTTTCATAACCAAGTTCTTTTAATTCTTCTTTAACAAAACCAATTCTTTCCAAGTCATCAGCAGGCCCATTAATGATTAATGGACCACGAGTTCTAACTGATTCAAAACGTGGGTTCATTGACCTCATGGCCAACTTGTGTTTATCGTTTAGAATATCACAAACTTGAGTGAGATTTAATTCTATTGCTCTTGCTTCTGCAATAGCTTCACGGAGAACAACATCTTTACCTGAACCAGGACCACCAGTAACAAAAATAGCTTTATGATGGCCATGTGTGTAACTTTCATGTAAACCCATGCCCTTACGAACATCTCTCATCAATTCTTTTGCATGTTCATCTTTAACATGATGTGGAATACCTTGTCTAAATGATGAGAAATCATTATTCTTAGCATGTTCACGCATCTTAGTGCCAGACATTCCTTCTGCACCCTCGGCATCTGGATCACGATGACCAGCAGAATGAACTGTAATCTTTTTAAAGTTATAATGACCATGGCCACCTTTTACACCATTATATTTGTGTAATAAAGTATGCATTTCTTTTACTCGGTCTGAACCAGCAATTACATGTAGGTGGTCAGCACCTTGTGCATGTAATTTGGCTGCATGATGCATAATTGTTGGATGCTCTTTAGATGATGTTTCAAAATGAGTTCCTGGTGAATATCTTTTTAGGTGCTTAACTTTTTGTTCACCTGACAAAGGATTCTTTTTAGCATCTTGTGAATGAGATACCACAACAGTATGTTTTGCATTGTGTTTAGCTGCAACCTCACGTACTTTGTCTATCAACTTTAAATGGCCGGTCGTAGGAGGATTCATACGACCAAAAGCCATAACCGCATGTTTTTCTTTTTCGGCTTCTTCTTCAATAATTTGTAGGAATGATTTCATTTAATCTCCGGATGTTTCACCGGAACCTTTTATTGAACTTAATGGATCTGATTGTGAACTGAACTTGATTGAATGTCTAGCAAAAGTCTTACCATTATGTTTAAAATGAATAGAACCACCACTATGATGCACTTCAATTTCATGTGGATTATTCAAAATATGTTCATGGTGTTGACTTGGATCAATTGAGTGGTGTTTAAATTCGCCACCAGATGTATATGAAGTATGTCTAATATGGCCGTGGCCATGATTTTGCATTGGTGTTGCATGAGCGTGCATCACGTTTCTGATGTGGTTAACTAACTCATGTTTTGGTGCAGTAGACAAATGATGATGCAAATCTGATGCAACTTTATGTAATGTTTCTGTATTTTTCTTTTTGACAAAATCTTTCATTTTAGGATCATCACGCAACATTTGTTTTCTTTGTGCTGCATTAGTAGCATGTGTTCCTAATTTTGGATACTTTTTAAGAATATCTCTTCTGTGTTCATCATGTGTTGATTGAGCATGTGGTCCTGCAGATTTAATACCTAAATTTGATGTTGGTACATGTTTTGAGGACGAATCTGTAACTTTTAAACTAACACCATGATGTTTAGTTTGTTTACCTTTTTTAGTTGTTGCAACAATATCAGAAGGATCTTCTTTTTGAGATGCTTTAATACCAGTAGAACGTAAGAGGTCATTTGGTTGAGAGGTCCAATGTACATCATGGATTTTGTGACCATTTGTTTCAATTTTTTTCTTAATGTCACCTGCTGCAGATTTTGCTCTGTTATTTATTTTTTTATAATCATTTGGATGAATAGTTTTCTTCAAACGGTCATGAGCTTCTCTTGGACTATCTCCATTTTTGTCTGGATGTTTTTCCATATGCTTACCGCCAAGTAAGTGATAACCAGTCAAAATTTCATGTAACTTTCCTTTTGTATCAGAAGAAACTTTTCCTTCTTGTGGACCATCAGATTTTTTGACCGCTTCCAGTAAATCCTCTAGTATATCAAAAACATCATCGAAATATGTTTCATCGAGGTTCATATTCCTCAATTCTACTTCATCCTCATCTCTTAGACGTTTTAATATCTCATCAATTTCAGCATCACTCAACTTCTTCTCATCGAGTTGAAGAGATTCCAGTATGCCGGCATTTTTCAACCACCATCTTTTTTGAAATGATAATTCATCTACTGATTTCATTTTCTCACCTTTAACAAGTTAGCTTTAGCGAATTCTGCACGATTGACCAATTTTGTGGGTTCTTCTTTACCGTGCTCTGGTTTGTGGTTAACAACAAAACCTTCTGGTTTAGATTTCTTACCTTCGATATGATGTTGATAATTACCCTCATGTGTTTCCAAAGATTTAACCAAAGCATTTTTTGCTTGGTGTAAATGATGATGCATTGAAAATAAATGACCATAATCACTTTTGTGTTTTTCAACATGTGAAATCTGTGAAATTCCTTCATTGCGTTTTTCGGCTTTAGATTTGTCTGTTTTGACTTTGGCTGCACTTTTTTCGTGCTCACGATGTAAATGTTCTTTGAATCCTTTTACATTAGGAACTTCATCATGTCTTACTGTATGATTAATATATGTTGATAAATGTCCATGCTCTCCGCTGTGTGCAGGATGAACAGCATCATACATTTTACCACCATGAGTGTCATGTAAATCTTTAGCAGCTTTCATATGCTTATTAAACTCATGTTCATTCTGATTACTATGATGAACCTTAGAGGTATCATGTTCAGCGCCATGAATATGAACATCTGGATGTTCTTTAAAATTATGTAAATCTGGATGTGGCGTAGCCTTCATATTGTGAATATCAGAACCTTCATATTTCTGATGAACTACAACACCAACTTTAGACCTTTTAATTTTTTTAGCTTCATCACCATGAGCTGTATACGTAATTGTGTTTGGAGTAAAAGATACTTTACTATCAGATGCTTCTACGATATAACCTTCATGTAGATGTTTTGTTTCAGCATGATGCATCAAGTCACCTTGATAAACACCTTCTTTTGGTGTTACTTTTGGTAGGTGTTTGAGAGCGTGTTTTAATGATTTTACAAGGCCTGGTGCATGGCCATGGTTTTTTTCAATATCTTTTTCCGTATGATTAATCTTGGGATTTTTATTGAAAGCTGACTTGGTTGCAACAAAGAATTTACCAGTTTTGGGGTGATGGCCGAAGACGATAGATGGTGAACCATCATATTTCATGGTCAAATTACTGTTTTTATGGCCTGCTTTAATGTGTTCATGAGCTTGTTGTAGAGCACCATAAGCATGTTCAAAACCAATATGACCATGCATCAATGGTCTGTCTTCAGCATGATGTATATGTTTAAGCTGACCAGAACTTTCGGCCTCAGACTCTTCTTTCAAGAAAGATAAAAAACTTTGCATGTAATTTCCTTAGACTTGCAATACACTTTGATTGCCATGAAGTTATTTATAATACTTTTTAGCTCAGGGCTAAAAGTTGTTGAAAGTTTGGGTTCGATATATAGTCACTACAGATGGCATAACAATGTTTTGGTAAGTTTTTGAAAGATGGATCAATATTCTCTGGCATAACACAAACACTATGTTCCGTTAAATTCTGACCTGGATATGTCCAGATATATCCGTGACTGGTTAGAGTAAAACAATCACTTTCATGCCAAAAGTAATTCAACTCGGTTTTGCTCAGTTGGTACAATGCACTCAGGTTTTTGGCATGTATCCATAAACCTTTTTTGTGTAGGAATTCCTCACGGATATGATATACCGGTGAATCATGTCCCAACCAAAATTCATTATTTTCACACCAAAGGTCGATTTCACAATCAAAACCTTTGGATAATACATCTTCAATATGTGATGGCTTGTTTTCTATAAGGGAGTCAGGACCATAACATAGGCCACGATGAGCAATAAGTTTCATTTTTGAACTTGTACCCAAATCCAGCTAGCATGACTATCTCCTGGACCTGTTTCTCTAATGTCTGATTTATAATTTTTAAATCCCAAATTACCCAGTAAATCAGTACTTAAATCAAACTCATTGGTTATTTCAACATCTTGTCCTCCATTTGTTTCTGATGCTAAGAAGTTATTTTCATAATAATTTGCTCCAATACAGAAATTTCTTCCGCCGAATCCCATTTGAAAACAAAAATAACCATTTGGTTTCAAAACCCGTTTTACTTCTTTCATAATATTAAGTCTAACATCATAACAACATATATGTTGTAGACATATAACACTAAACACAACATCATAAACACCATCTTCAGTAGGAATACTTTTTCCATCACAAACGTAAAGATTACTATTATTGATGTTATTATGTTTTAAATTTTCACGAGCATTTTGGATATTCATATCAGCAATATCCACACCATCAATTCGTGAGAATCTATCATTAAATTTAATTAAATTTCTTCCAGGTCCGCAACCATATTCTAATGCCACTAGATTGGTTGTATCAAAGTCTTTAAACAGATATGTATCATAATCAGGCCATTGATTATGTGCATCATATGATCCAACCACAGGATCTCTATTATCGAGATTCCAGGATACAGCGGCATTTTCATACTGTGTTTTTTGCATATTAAGATATTGGTCTGCGGTCATGCTTGTTTCCTTTTTATGGTTTGTAGTTTTCTAAGTAATAATTTAAATCTTCTGGAGTACCAATACCCCACATCTTCTCGATGTTCTTGGTTCTAATCTTCTTGCCATCCTGTATAGCTTCATTGAATACAGGACAGACATAGAATTCATTATTAACCCGAATATTCTTTTGAATCATTTGTTCCGCATATTTAACATAGTCGGAACCATGAGACCAATAATATATGCCGACAGTTGCATTATCTGATATAGGATTCTTTTCAGCTACTTCTGAGACAAACCCATCATCACCCAATTTAGCAAATGACCATTTTGGATGTGTCGATTTGAATGTAATAATACCACCGTCTACAGAATCAGCTGTAAAAGCATATAAACATTCATTTGAGTTCCATTCAACAAATTGGTCTGAGTTTGCCATCAGAAGTGGTTCATCATTATCAATCAGATGTTTGGCCAATAACGTAGTGCAAGCTGCACCTTCTGTTAGACCATCTACTTGTACAATGTCACATTCTGGAGAAATTAAATTCAATACAGATTTGAGATTATATTTTTCATAGTGTTCTTTTTGGCAAATAAAAATGAAATGTGCCTCAACATTAAGGTTGTCTACCACAACTTGTATCATTGGTTTATTATTGACATCAATCAATGGTTTTGGAAAAGTATAACCAGCTGCAGCAAAACGAGAACCTGCTCCTGCCATTGGAATTAATACATTCATCTTTTTATTTCTCCATGGTACATTTTTCTTCTTATTATCTTTGGCAAAGTCTTTACAATAATCTATAAAATCCAAATCTAAATCATATGCATCTTTAACTGGATATAAATGAGCGCCAGAATTCATTGCACCTTCACGACCAATATGAGAATCTTCCACAATGATAGTATTCTTTGGTAATGTTTTAAGTTTAGTCATACATTGCCAATACATTTCAGGAAAAGGTTTTGGATTGAAAACATCTTCGTTGCTGACATAATAATCAACATATCGAGTAGCATGCATAGAGTCCAATGCAATTTTAACAGTCTCTCTGATACTATTAGATGCGACAGCAATATTCCAACCTAAGTCTTTTAATGTAGACATAATCGATACTGCTTTTTTATTATAATATGCAAATGGAATCAACTCAAATGTTTGTTTTTGTTTTTCTTTCCAAATATCATTATAAAAATCAACAGGCAAACCTTTTTCTTGGCTAAGCATCTGTAACTTTTTGGTTGTGTTTAGTCCATCGTATTTTGATAGATGTTCATCACGACTTATATTGTAATTGTAACTATTAGTTACTTTATGAATTGCTCTGTTTAAAGCTTCATAGTGTAAATCACGACTATCAAGTAATACACCATCAAGGTCAAATATAACTAGTTTATTCATACGTCTAAAAATGTTCCAAATTTTTCAATAACTTCAGGATGAATGTTTAGTGTTTTACTGCCCAATTCTCTTTTGCAAATTGTATAAAAAGAATTGACATCACTCCGTTCTTCGATATCTGATATGAAGTGTATCTCTTCTTGTTTGATAACTTCAGACAACTTTATATATAGGGCGTGTGTACAATGAGTATTAGGTCTAATTACTCTATAGGTTCTGCGTAGTGATTCTTCGACCAAGTTTGTCATTCTATGTGGCCACATATAGAGATTATCAGTCGAATAACTTAGATACTGCCAATGATTTTTCTCTTTGAAGAGAAAATTGAACTTGTCATAATCTATACCATATGTGGAAAAAGGCTGATGAAAATGTAAGTCTAACCTACAATGGATGATAAAATCCAAATCTTTATTTTCCAATAACTTAAACACATTAATCTTTGAGGTAAAAGGTGTAGAACCTTCCATTTGAGAATATATGACTTGTTCTGGTTTGATAAGATCCATCATTTCTTTTTTTATTTCTTCCGTTGTATCATAGGTTGAAACAAAGATATGGCATTCGTGGTCTTTTGTGAAAGGTTCTATCACATTTTTATAAATGTTTGGCCAGCAATGTTTATAGTCCTTTTCTTGGACATTTTCACGACCTTGATACGTATCTCTCAAAAGACCATATAAACAAAAACCAATTTTCATTATTTACTCAATCATATCTAAATTCGCCAGTGGAAGAAATACGGCATTCGTATCCTAAAATATCTTTTTCTATAAGTTTACTCTTGTCAATCAATTCAAAGGTACAATGCTCAACATCACGACCAGTTTGTAAGCAATGATTGACTAACGTTTTCATCATCTCTTTAGCTTCAGGTAGTATACTGTAACAGAAAGAAGAAATTCTCGTGTCTACTAGAAAAACTTCTTTTGACATCCAAGACTGCACACGCTTTTTATAAACAAACTTACCAATTACTTCTGGTTTGTTATAGTATTCAATATCAAAATCATCAGTTAATTTTCCTCTGCCAGTTAACTTGAATACTCTTTGTACACCTGATAAGCCCAGCCTTTCTACAAAATCTATGGATAAGAATAAACTATAACACTCGGCTGGACTCTTTTGAGCGTTTAATCCCAATTGAACTACATTAGGATTTCCTGAAGTTAAAATAGTGTAATCGACTTTAGTGGATAGTTCTTTTAAATAATCTTCCGGAACAATTTGTGGTGAAGATTCTGCCAAAACAATGATAGAATCTGGAACTTTTTTACGTATAGATTCTATTGTTTGAAAGGTATCATTGTATCTCTCTTGTATTGGTATAACACTAATATGTGAATTGATTGCAGAAGTAATAATAAACAAGTGACTCATTATTTGTACCAGTACCAAACATCACATTCCGTTGTTAAAATTTCTTTGCCGACACTTGCAGCAAATTCTATAACAGCTTTATTTACTCCAGGAATTGCAGTATAGTCATGACCAGAGAAGATGGAACCAGTTTTAACTTTGCTATAGTAGTTATGACTATCTATTAAAACCTGTTCGTAGGTATGCAATCCGTCAATGAATAGTAGGTCTAAGGATTCATCTTCAAACTCATCAACTACATTGTCTGAATAATCTCGAATCATTCTAAACCTATTTCCATATGGTGCTAATTGATTCAAAGTTTTTTCTAGAAACTCTTGTCTATCATCCAAAAAACGTCCATTCCAATCCATATAATTTTCATATGGGTCAATAGAAGTAATTTTTAATGTTGGATTTGATTTTAGAAACCATTCTGTTGTGTGTCCCTCAGAACATCCAATTTCTACAACAACAGGATCTTTCATTTTCTTTAGGAATTGACCAAGACCATATCCAGAACACTTTGTAGGTGCCGATGCATAATTGAAAGATTGTTGTGCTGTGTTAAATGTAATTGTATCACTCATTTTTTCTCCATTGTGTTAAAATCTTTAAAAATAATAAAAGGATCCAAACCTAACTGATGGTCTGGAATCCTATGTTGCTCAAACATTTCTGGTTTCTGATTTGCACATATTAACATTAATGTCTGGTCATCGTCAACCAGTTGATTGGCATATAACATATCAAATGCACCGACCATCATACTTTCCATGGAAGACCAAAGATTTTTATTGGCAACAATCTTAGCACCTAGGATATGAACATCATTCAATGCAATAATCTCATTTATTGAACGATTAGGCTTCAAATTTTTATAGGCAAACAAGTGAACTTTTTTTGGATCAAAGTCATAAGACCATTCCAAACTTTTAGGTAATGTGTCTTCTGTTCTACAATAACCAAAATCCAACCAAGCAGCTGTATCATTTGTCACCAAGTTTTTCTTGATGGCCAAATTGACGAAATGTGATTTTAATAAATTAACTAAAACGTATTTGCTACTCCAGTATTCAGGATTTTTAATCTGACTTGGATGAATCATCTGTTTAAAAGTGACACTCTCTTGGACGCTAATAATTTTATTGTTTAGGTTTTGGAACTCTTTGAAAGGATCATATTCAATAATCTTAATATCATCACGGATCTTTTTCAATCTTTCACCAATATCTGGTGTAGTCACCACAATTATTTCATTGTTTAGTTTAGTGAGGTGTGTGAATCTTTCAATATAGGTGTCAGTTGAACGTTGTAGATAATGTGGTAAACCTTTTTCAGGAGTCCAATCACCACGACCAATGTCATAGAAAGCTGTAACAATTGTAATATTTCCCATATTAATAATCCGTCCTAAATGTAATAACATCCTCTACACCATACTTTTTCTTATAAAAATTGGTCAATTCAGGATCTCTGTCATATTGGTGAACTATGAAAAATGGTTCTTTTGATGTTCCATCTTTCATCAATCCATCTTCAAAAAATGGTACTGGTTGCAAAATAAATGGTGCAAAGTGTTCTTTTTCACCAGGTTTATTTGTTATGTGTAAATTGCAAGACCATGCATCAGATAAACCAACAAACAAAGTTTCATCTTTATATGGATGCCAATTTAGAAGAACGTTGTATGCAGCCTGGTCTGCAACCCAATCAGGACGATTAGCGGATAGTTGATACAACATACCACACAAATCCTTAATGTAATCAGATGTGCCTGCTAGTGTACCAACATTATAGACTTCTTGGTCTTCTATATCTTGATAGAAATGTTGACCAAAAGCATTGATGATGTTTTGTCTATTCCAATGTTCATATTTGATATTAATAGATTCGGATACAGCAATCATCTTTTTATCTTTGATGTTGTTCTCAATCCATTCAGATGGATTATTTTGAAAAATAACATCACGAACATCTGTTGTAATCACATAACGATATTTGTCTTTGTTCTCTTTGAGATAATTATAGATGTGAATAAACCTTTCCATATGAAAGGCTGATTTGGATTGAGCTGGATACTCAACAACAATAAAACCAGAATCAGTTAATTTCTGATTTGTCTCTTTGCTTGATCCTATTGAGATGATTACTTTTTCACCAGTAAAACCACATTCATTAATCGATTGTATCCAAGGTTTAATTGTATTGAATGTATAGTTTCTAAATGCACCAATTATTAAGTCTTTTTTGTCCATGGTAAATTCCCATTATATTGTTTTAACATCACTTCATTTCCCTTTAAGAAGAATTCTGCTTGTACAGAATCTCCTCTACTTGCTACTCTATAGTTTACACTATAATCACCATTGGTGTCAAATTCCGCAAAATTCTGCATCATAAACGGTGATAATATTCTATCTACTTCTGGTTGTTCTTGTGGATGTCTTGCTCTACGGTACCAATATGGTGAAAACCCTAATGCAGCCACTTTTGGAATCATAAAACAATTTACATCAATAAATTTATCTTTGATAACTGATTCCCATTTACCTAAAGATTCACAATCATCATTACATATGTATTTGCCTTCTTGGTCAACAATTTTTCTAAGTGCATATGCCCATTTGTTACTCTTCTCTATTACTTTAACAAGTGTTTCTATATGATTTGGTTCATACCAATTGTCTTCATCCAAAAAACAAAGAAAATCACCCTTAGCAATATATGTCATTGCACCATAAATTCTATGGCCATTGTATTGGTCTTTTCCAGTAGCATAAGGCAAAAAGATTTTATCTGTATTTGGATAATCATCCAAAATAACTTTTGCATTTGATATTCCGTCAACGACAACCAAATGTTGTATATTATCGTATGTTTGTTCTTTTACCGAATCGAGTGCTTGTCTAGCACAAGATGCACCTGTTGTAGGTGTGATGATTGTTATCAAAGGTTTCATAATATAGTTCCTATTTACATTTGTACTATTACAGCTCCAGAAGGAGTTTTATCAGTAACAACGATGCGTCCAGCAGAATCTCCTCTTGATGGTGATTTGCCATAAATCTTTGGAATTCCTTTGTTATCCTTAGATTCAGGATCGAACCGTTGGTCCTCTCGTCTAGCTCTCAATCTAAAATACAATTCGTGTGTTTTAGCATACTCTTTCGATTCTGTCATTTTACCATTAAGATTCAATTCATTTTTCTTCACATCATATTTTCCAGTTACATTCATTGGTCCAATGTACATATAATCTATTGGACCGCCCATCTTTTCATTACCAACAACTATCTTAATCTTATCATTATTTCCTATTTTGCCATAAACATCAGGAACTTTATCACCAACAACAAGTTTTTCTTTTTTGGTCAATTGTTCAAATGCTGAAATCATAAACTTTTTTGCTATACCTGGAACAGCTAACTCTAATCCTTTTAATCCGCCGCCTGCAAGTGAAGGTGCAGATTCACCTTTGAGTGATAGATTAATATCTTTTGTTTTTTTACCATCAAACACTTTAAAAATTACATCTGTATAAGGTTCTGATCCACCAACTTGTCGACCATCGTATTTTTTCGCTTCAATAACTCCAGTTATTTTTGTTTTACCCGCAATAACTGTTATTGGATTATTTTTATTTTTTTTGACAGCAGAATTAACACTATCAATAACACCTTTTTCTTGTCGTTCAGCAGATGCACCGGCCATTATTATCTCCCAAATAAGGAGTATTTATCTAATAATTTGAATGTCTTTTCCAGATGTCCAAACTTCCAGTTCAGTCCTCAATCTACCTTCCGATTTTAATGTTTCATAACGATTTGTGGCTTTGTTTTTCCACCATTGTACTATATTCTCCATCTCAAACTTATCATAGTTCTCATCTTTAACCAATACATCTGTTTTACCATTGACAACATCAATGAAGTTTTTAAATCCATAGTTAGAGATATAGTAACGTTTTTGTTCTGTCAATTGCTTTGCATTATATATCACCTCATTGAATTTGTCAAGCTCTGGTGTACCTTTAAGAGCAGTTTTGGTTAATGCAATAATCTTCATACTAATTTTTAATTTTCTACTTGAAATATCCTCATCAACTATTTCACCTACTTTAGATTCAACAAAATCACGTAAATCTGAGTAAGGTTTACCATGCATCATTGGTAGAAAATCACTTTCAGTTTCACCTTTATGTCGAATGTATGGTTTCATACCATCATATTGTGAAGATGATTTGGTTGAACCATAAAGACTTGTTGTTTCAAAGAGACACAGGTTCATATTGTACTTCTTGTTGACAATTTCGCGGACTGTATGAGAACAACAGATGGCGGCCAAGAGTTTACCACCAAGATAATTATAACCAAATGGCTGTGTAGGAACAATCACAAAGCCCATCATTGCAGTATTATTGAATGCTTTACCACCCTCTGGAGTCTGTGTAAAGACTTGTCCTAACATTGCATTTCTAGGTTTGCAGTTGATTACAGGTGAACCTAGACGAATGAATCCTAAGAACTTACCAGTGTTCTTTTCTTTGACGGCCAAATGAACACTACGACCAACAGGTCTGATATTGATATGGGATGAAGTGATGTTTAGTAGTGATTCCCAAGTATCATTGGCAACAGTAGTGACTTCAATATCCATATCACTAGGAGACATTGAAAAATCTGAGAAAAGGTCATCTTCTGGTGAAAAGAGAGGATTTGAAGGCATCTCTGCAAGAGAAGCCAACTTTTGGTCCCGCATGTATTCATCAATACGGCTGAAGCTACTGAAATAGTTCTCAAATACTTTGGCACAATGAATTGCATCCTCTTTGGTTAAATTCATACTTTAAATCCATCAAATGATTTCTTATTAGGCTTCTTAGCTATATCAGCTGAACCAACGTCAACCAATCCTTCTTGGCCTGATTGTTCCACATCATACAGTTTCATCTTTGCTCTGTCAATACCAACTGTGAATCTTTTATAGAATGTTGGATCATTATAACGATTTTTCAATTGTTTTACCATAATTTGACCCATCTCTTCTAGTTCTTCAGAAGTGATTAGAGCAAACATCAAGTCGGCGGTAGCTGGCAAACCAAAACTCTCACTTGTGTCTTCGAGTCCTGGATCGGAAGATGAAAAACCGGACCTTGTGGTCTGAGTTGCAGAAACAATTGGGACTCCATATTCAACGGCAAGTCCTCGCAATTCTTCTGCGATAGATTTAACATAAGTGTAAGAATTGACATTTGATCCTGCTTTAATTCGAGAACTGCAACATATGTTAAGATAATCAACAAAAATAATATCAGGCCGAAAATTCTTTTTAAGATAGAGTTCATTCAATAGAGTCCTAAAATGTGTTGTGGATGCCGATGCAGTAGGATACTCTTTGATTATAAGTTTTCCAGTGGTTTTGGCTTTTACTTTTTCAACTTTTCTATCATACATATCTTTAGATAAACTCACCAAATCATCCAAAGAAACATTCAATAAATTCGCATCTATTCTTTCTGCAATACGTTCTTCAGCCATTTCCATAGTGATGTAAAGAACATTTCGACCCAACGACATAGCTCCAGCGGCACAATGACACATAAAAAGTGACTTACCGACACCAGTACCAGCAAGAGCAATATTAAGAGTTTTAGCAGGAAGACCACCTTTTGTAATCTTGTTAAAGAATTCCAAGTCAAATGGAATTCGCTCTTCATGTCTGTGGTAAAACTCATAACGCTCATCACTATTCTCCAAATAATCGTGGCCTACAGATGTATCAAAACTTATTGCCAAGGCGTCTGATAATATTTTGGGAATCTGACCTTTGTCGTGTGTTTTGTCTTTACCATCGAGAATAGAAATAGACCCCAATACTGCATTGTAGATTGCTTTCTCTTGACAGAATTTTTCGGTTTTGTCAACAAGCCATTGAATTTCGGATCCCTCTCTGCTAGACGATGCAACCTCAGATAGATATACTTCACACTTTGCCACTTCTTCATCAGTAAGATTTCGCCTTTCTTTGATAGCCAAACCAAGTGCTTCAATCGTTGGTGGGTTATTGTAAGTGTCTGTGAATTGTGATGTCTCTTCATATATTACTTTTTCTGTTCTATCTGTAAAGTAATCAGCCTTCAAGAAGGGAAGAACTTTTCTTAGATATTCCTCCGAGTAAATCAGGTGTTTCAGTATCGTCTGTTCTATTTTCATCAATCATTTCCTCGTCAAGATTGGCAGTCATTAATTCTACCAATAGGTCACCCGCAAATTGCTTAAAGTCTGGATCTTTTTCCAGTTTTTTAGGTTTAGCCACAGGTGATTCTAACACATAATAAGCAAAAAGTAAACGGGTCTGGTCTAATTCTTCCTTAAAAGATACCTTTCCATATTTGAAAACAGTATCTTTGTATATTCCAGACAACACTTTAATATGTGTTATATCTTTTTCATCCTTAGGATAAATGAAACAATAATCAATGCCTTCTATCATTCTTCTTCCGTATGCATAATTTCACCAGTGGTAATACTGTATTTGTTTTCAACAAAATCTAAGAATGTTTGGTCTGCTAGAATAGATGTCCAAAACTCTTTGGTATCAGTATCTTTGATACGATATTTCTTTTCTTCAACTTCACCAGTTCCAGGAGTTACCTTTGAATACCAACCATTGCTAGGTTTGATAACGTGTCCGGATTCAATTGCAATATCCAAAAGGCCAGACCATTTGCTAATACCGCCATCGAAAGATACAGTAACAGGGATTTTAGATTTTTCTTTGACATATCGGCTCTTTTCTACATTAATAATGAAATGATATCCGACAATCTCAGTTCCTTCTTTTTCTTGTTGACGACCTAAGATAAAGATATTGTCAGCGGAATAATAAGAACCTGTACCACCACCAACGATGTCTTTAGGAAACATACCAATTTCTTTGTAAGTATGATTGACCACAATCATTGGAATATCTTTGATATTAAGATGTGGTGTGACCATTCTGAACAATGATTTTACTTGTTTAGCACGAGACATATCAGCAACGGACTTTTCAGCTAAAGCATCTTCAACTTCTTTCTTGGATGCCAAATTACCAATTGAATCAATGATGATAATTAGTTTATCATTTCTTTCCAAATCAGTTAACTGTTTCATTATATCAAACTTTAATTGCTCAATATCAGTAAGCGGAGTGTGAAGCACCCGATTAGTGTCAATACCAAAAGAATCAAAATAGGATTGAGGAGTACCAAACTCAGAATCATAAAACAACAAAGCGGAGTCTTCATATTTGTCCATATAAGATTTGGCCATCAATAAAGAAAATGCAGTCTTAAAATGCTTGGATGGACCTGCCCACATTGTAAGACCGGGTGTTAAACCACCGTCCAACTTACCAGATAATGCAACGTTAATCATTGGTACTGGTGTTGGTATCATATCCTTCTGTGTGAAGAATTTTGATTTGGATAGAATGGCAGAATCTTTGATGCTGCTGTTCTTTTTGATTTTGTCTAATATACTCATTTCACGTCCTTTGTTTAAGTGTTTCTTTTGTAGAAGTTAATGTCTTCTTCATCATTTGCCATTTTAAAATTAGATTTGATGCCTATTACTCCCAAATCTCTTTTTTTTAAAGCCTTCTCTTGTTTAGTATCTATTGGAGAACCAACATCAGGAATAATAGCATCTTTTGGTTTGACAGGCTCAGGTTCTGTATAAGAGTCTTCTATATCTTTGAGTGCTTCATCTGTTGGTTTTTCAACAACATTAGTATCATAAAATAAAATATCTTCTTGTTTGTTTTCTTTAAGTGACATATTACCAGCTATCAATAACAATACAGCAAGAGGATCAAATACAATCATAATCAATATAATTACTAACCGTACTGCTTTATCTATGATGTCTCTATCACCAGATCCATATATTAACTCAGCAACATATTTTATTGGACCAAAGTCCGATTCCGCCTTTTGTAATGCCACATTAAGAGGGCCTCTTTCCTCGTTAAGGGCAGAAATTGTTTTTTGTGATTCTGATATCTCTTGGCTAATTCGACTGCGGTCTTTCGCTTGGGATTTGCGGATGGCAACCGCTTTGTCCGCACCTTTTTCATCAGATGAGCGTGCCATAATTTGGTCCACGCTCTCATCAAGTTGTTTGAGAACCGTACGATTGGCATTTATATTCTCCTTTTCGGTTTTAATCTTCTCATCCAACATTGTTACTTTATCAACTAATGGTGACATATCAGCAGAATGTTCTAAATGAGCCTTTGACAAGTAACCAAAAATACCCATCGAGGTAATCATCATTAGAATAACGATAGCACTTACCATATAATACTTCATCATTCTTGGTGCAGTATTCCAATTATGATACACCCATGATGTTGTAACAAGTTTGGATCCTTCTAATACTGAACCCATAATTATAATAGGCCAATAAGAACCAGGAAAGATTGCAGCCAGGCCTATAACTGAATATAGTCCGGCACACGCAGATAAAGCAAAAGCAGCAAGAAATACAAAAAATATCATGAGAAGAAATCCTCTAAAGAACTAACTTTTTCTGTCGACCATCCCATACAATCTAAAATTACTTTGATTGGTTCAAGAAAAGTCTTTTCGAATTGTGTATCATAATCGATATAACGAGAAATGTCAAATTCTTTAGGCAATCTTGCCGGATAAGAGATAACAGTATCTTTAAACGGATTTGGCATCCGAAGATAAGAAAACTTAATCTTCTCACCTTCCTGAATCAATGGATACTTCTTGGTTAGTCCCATTTGTTTCAGATGATGATTGTATAGTATGGCGCCTTTAACGTGAATAGGAGTTCCAAGTTTATACAACTGCAACGAATCGGCATACTTGGTCAATCCATTGATACCACGTGGGAAAGATATATCTTCTGGTGGCAGGCTGCTAAAATATGTTTTGAATTCGGCAATAAACTTGTGCATATCTTCTTCTGTTCCAGAAATCATAATCTTAATGGACTCTTTCATCTTACTACGAACAGCAGCAGGAGTAGATGACTTAATCATTTCAAGTCCCATGACTTTCAAGTCTGGTTCATGGTAACGAACACCCTCATTATCATACACATTCATAATGTATCGTTTTTTGGCAGTCCAAATACCTTTATTTGCAAGTGCCTCACGTTTCATCTGCATCTTTTGACCATACGCTTTGACATAAAGTGCCAACTCTTCATATGACTTATTAATGTAAGGTTCAATTTTCGATTTGCAAACACGATCCATGAAATCGATTACCTTAGTGATAGAATTTGTATCAGTACAAACCTTTTCAACCAATGGACCAAGTTTAAGATAGATTGAATCTGTATCAGAAGCAATGACGTAATCCACATCTTTTGTTTCCAACAACTTATTCATGTACTCATTGAGTTTGGCTTCTATCCATCTAATACTAAGTTGACCAGCTGTCGTGACACCCAAAGCCATCCTAAGGTCATAAAAACGAAAATACTGAGA